GTGGTCTCTATTAAACCGTTCACCTAGCTCTGGCGTTGATGCCCCAGTTAGCTCAGCTGCGAGGAGATATGTGAGGTGGCGCCATTTCACGAGACTTTTGCTCCGGCTGTATCCCAATAGTATGTTGATATCCATTTGCACATAGTTAGCTACTTTCCGGGCAATGTCATACGGCGATAGGGCGTGGGGGATATCTCGACTATCTTCGAGCCTAAATACAGTGCCTCGACTAACTTCTTCTTCAACCTGTAAACGTCCGTCTTGTAACCTTTCACGTCCTCGATAACTGTGCATCCTTTTGCTCCATTTCTGCCGTCTGTGTTTTTATCTATGTATCTAAAGTCTGCGAGGTAATCGCATATCTTCTTGCCATTAATTTCGCATCGTATGCGTGGTTGCAGCTCTAAATGTGTGATTTCCTTGGCCTCAAACCGAGGCTTGAGAGTGAACCAATAGTGCTTGGCTTCTGCCTGGCTATCGAACTTGTGACCATCTAGCTCGACCTTTTTATTACCAAACTTACTTCGCACGTTGCAGCCTCTTTTTTTCGTCAACTGCCATTAAAAATGTCTCATCGTCCTTAACGTCCAAGACACTTTTTAATAATAGGTCCAGGGTCACATTGACGTGTCTTCGCTCTTGCTTTGCACGCTCCTCAAGCGCTTCTTTTACTTGCGGAGATATTCTACAAAAGAGTGTTACGACTGCCATTTTTCCTCAATACGTTAGCTTCTGTACAAAGAGATAGCACGCTGATAGCCATATAAATAGGTGAAAATGTAGTGAACAACGTCTTTTTTTATCAAAACTCTTGTATTCTTGTGTTAAACCTATATGTATGTGTGAACAGATAGTGGATAGACAGTGAAGGGAGACATAATGTATAACAAAGAATCGGAACTATCGAAGTTACCGTCTGAGGAATTTCATCAGACATATATTGAGCATCATATGAAAGAACATTTAGACCACGGCAAAAGGCATTACGGTAAATATGCTGCCTATCTTCGCGTATCCACGGATATGCAAGACGTAGAAGGCCAAGAGTTTGCCATCAAACAATACCTTAACGGCGGTGAGCATGACGTTCGCTGGTTTGTGGATGACGGTGTCAGCTCTGGTGCCAGAATGGATAAACGTCAAGGCTTACAAGACGCGTTAAAGTATTGCCGGAAGCATGATGCAACGCTTATTATATACGACATCAGTCGGTTGTCTCGTAAAGTCTGGGAGTCTTTAAAGTTTTTAGAACAAGAGGTTACACGGGCTAAGTTAAAGTTTGTGATTGTTAAAAGTCCTCGATACACCAAAGAGTCTATCATGCTTGAAGCGATGATGGCGGAGATGCAACGTGACTCTATTCGTAAAAATACACGAAACAAGTTTAAGCATATGAAATCAGTATTAGCCGAGAAGGGGGTTTATAAAACCTCAACGGGTAAGTTAATTAAGAAACTGGGCAACCCTGACATCAAAAACGTTAGCAAGCAGGGCGGTGCAGCTGTTGCAAAACACGCCGACACACGCGCTCAGTTTGTTGGGCCAGTAATAAAAAAGATGCGAGAAGACCGGCATATGACTTGGAGAGCAATAGCCACAGAGCTTAACAAGCTCGGCGTTTCGTCGCCAGGTAGTCAAAAATCACAAGACGGAAATAGTAAAGATAGTATCTGGCATGGGTCCACAGCGCGAAATCTTTACATCAGATGGGAGAAGCAGCAATGAGTGAATTTGCAAAAGAATTTAAAGAGCAGACCAAATTAAACATTAATGATTATTTGCTCGAAGGAAATAATCTACACGTGGATAACGTGCCTGTCGCCTACACCGAGCCGCTCAGTGTTGAACGGGCCAAGGAAGCCACTGATTATTTTATTAGTTATGACGATGGAGGAATAAAATCAGCATATTCCTACATCAAAAAATCTATTCAAGACAGGGCTGACCATTATCAACTGCCCGATGGCAAAGCTCCCGCGTTTTTCAATGAGATGTTACGATACTCTCATCTAAAAGCTTGTTTATTACGTGACATAGAACGGATGAACATTGTAAAAAACACCGACAGCGAGGAAGAATGGTGGTCGTCCACGATGGTACGATATACTAGTTGGCTATTGTTGTGCGTAGCAAATTTGGACAACAAAACGTTATCAGTCGACCAAGTTAGTTGCATAACTGGTAAAACTCAAGAGTCCTCGCGACAATGCCTAAAAGAGGCCGAACAGAGGGGGTATGTTACAAGTAAAATGGTGGATGGAGGTCGATGTTACGAAACGACTCATGCCACTGTAAATAAGTATTATAAGAGAATTCGCTCAGAGATAAAAAGATGCTCACTAGAGAGCCTCGTTAGACAGACAACATTCAAGTCTTTCGTGGAATATGAAGAGCAATTTGTTAAGTCATTTGAGCAAAAAAAGGACGATTAGCACCAAGTTACTTGTTTTCATTTCCAAGAAAACTTTAGTTTACAGGTCATTTTTTTATATTTACATTTGTGAACAGGGAGTAAACAGAATATGTATAAAAGAGGAAAACTACGTAAGCGAACGAACAGCACACTTCGTGCAATTCAAAATGGTTCCATTCGGTTCAAGCGTCGTATCGATATGCAAATGTGGCATCCCGACCATCTAGGGCAAACATTAGAGATAATGGAAACCTTGGTGGCAAAACTAAGACACGTACATAAAACTAATCACCAACTATCACACGTTGATAAAATCTGGAACGCACAAAATGCTATCGTTGAAGCCAACATTAGATGCCAAGGAGTATTGCCCAGAGACCCACGGGTTCGAGGAGCTGAATTTGGCAGCTACACAGACCGTGGCTGGACCGAGACAAATGGGCATGATGCGCTTGCAGCGAGGGACGATTTAAGGGATGTATAAACCCTTAACGTATACGTCTAGGTTCTTGTATGTTTTGGTTTAGGTACTGTACAACGCGAAATAACGCTTAAACTGCATCAAGGCAGGGGCGTAACTCTTTGAAAGGAAAAGAGACATGAAAAGGAAAAAGGAACAATCAGGCATATCATTGTCCTATAATATATATTATCTTAGTAATTACTGTAGGTCAGTTCTGACAGCACAGTCTGTACAGTCAGTACTGTATATACTGTATTATCGTTATTTTACAAACAGTTACAGAAAATTCAATTTCCAAGCCCTCGGAGACCTGTTTGGAATTGCCATTATTTTTGGTTTAATGTGGTTCATTGCGTGGGGAATGTGTGGCCTCAATGACAGCTGTTCAGCTGCTTATTTAAGGGGGGTCTAACTAATGCCAAAATTAACAAGAACCGGTTATGAAATCGGCAGTAGTGAGGCCGGAGCAATTATTCTTCACGCGACCGCTTTTCAGTCAAGAGAAGAGGTATTGGATATGCACAAGAAAGCGCTTGCTGGCGTTGAGACTGTAGACGAGAAAGTGTTTAGCAAAAATGCATTGCGTCGCGGTACTCACCTTGAACACAGCGTAGCAGCATGGGCAGCTGAAGAATTATTTGAGGTGCATGGAGTTACTGCTAAAATGTGGGAACCTACCAAAGCGTATCAACGCAAAGACCTTCGCATTGCGTCCTCAGTGGACCGTATTATTGAGTTAGCATCACCGTTATATATTCCTGGTGGTGATGGAAATGACTTTGAGTTATCGGGGGAAGGTATCTGTGAGATAAAAACAGATTTCTACCACACAAACAAAATCAAACCCGAATGGGCTGTCCAGGTTGCTCACCAAATGATTTGTACTGGCCACAAGTGGGGTCTAATTATTTGTATGAGCCAAAAAGGTAAGCTGCATTATTATCCTGTAAAGCGCGATGATAAGTTTGATGCTGTTCTTATTGATGCCTACAAGGAGTTCTGGTCTTTGGTTGATACTGATAGTGAGTATCCACCCTCTGCGACCACAAAGAATGAGCCAGAGGCTTTTGAATTAGCCGATGTTGCTCCAGAGCAAGTGGCTTCGGTCCAAGAGATTTGCCAGGATTATTTGCAAGCTAACGCTGAAAGTAACAGATGGCGTAAGGTAAAAGAGGAAATCAAAGACAACTTAATTGATTTGCTCGACGGTATGTCTGTTGAAAAACTACGGCTATCTGGCTTTGAGATAACAAGTAAGTCTGTCCTCAAAGATAAGAAGGAGTACGTCAACACCGGCGAGAAGTATGAAAGCCAATCCTTTAGCATAAAAGAGGTGAGCCATGAGTAAGTTGACTATATTAGAGCCTAAAAATTTAGATGAGGCTATGCGATTTGCTGAGATGCTTTCCAAGTCTGGAATGGTTCCATCTGCTTTCCAGGGTAAACCAGCCAATGTTCTAGTTGCCATTCAATGGGGCTATGAATTGAGCCTGGCACCGATGCAAGCGTTGCAAAATATCTCTGTTATTAATGGTAAGCCGTCCATCTGGGGGGACTCTATGCTTGCTTTAGTAAAAGCGCATCCAGCTTTCCGGGGTATTTCTGAAACAATAGAGGGAGAAGTGGCAAGCTGCGAGGTCAAAAGAGAGATGACTAACGGTGAGATTGAGACAACCGTTGGTACTTTTTCGATTAATGAGGCTAAACGTGCTGGTCTTCTGGGCAAGGCAGGCCCGTGGAAGACGTATCCGCAGCGAATGTTGAAGTTAAGAGCTAGAGGTTTTGCGCTTAGAGATAGCTTTCCTGATGCCATTAAGGGTTTGATTACCACTGAGGAAGCGTCAGATTATCCTGCGGCAGCTGCTACACCGCCAGAACAGCCCGTAGAGAAGCCTGTAATACCAGTTGAAGCGAATACTCCAACTAAGATACTTGCCGCGCTCAGTGAGTCTAAAACGGAGTCTGTTGAGGTTGATAGTCAGGTTTATGTGTTTCATGTACCTGGCAGGGAGTCTACTGAGTTTAGCGACGAGCTAGGTTTTATTGATGCGTACAGTCACATGATGAACCGCGTTGATAAAAATGAGAAGATATTACCAGCTGACCGGCGAACCAAACTTAAAGCATTGGAAGAGGCGAACGCTGATACTTTTGCCTTGCTTGACGCGTCGGTTGGGGAACAACTGCATGAAAAGCGATTGCAAATGAATAAGGTGCTGTCGATGTTGGACAAGGAGCAGCCAAATGAAAAGTGAGAAAATGGGTTTAACGTTTAAACAGAAACAAATCTATGACTTCATTGTTTTGTTTGAAAAGCAAGTTGGTGTGTATCCTACCTACCGCCAAATCGCGGCTGGCAAGATAGAGGACACGCAGCTGATACCGCAACGAGCAAGTACAAATCATATATTCCGAACTATGAACGCTTTGGTTGAGCGTAAATGGATAGAGAAAATGTCTAATAGAAAATGCGGCATTAAAATATTGTAAAGTTAAATTAATTCATTAATTAAATAAGTTAATATTGCTAAACTTGCTATCGCTAATATTATTATTAATCTTCTATATGTAAGTTTCATAAATTACTTTCTTTATTTATGAGGTAGCGCCATCAGGCGCTACTTCTTTTTCTTTGCGCTCTTTTCTTCAGAGATAATTAATCCCAAGGCTGCACACGCAAGCCCAATAAAAACAGCTTCGCCAATTCCCATAATAGTTCCCAGGGCGATGACACCGATGCCAATACTGGCATACGATGATGGTTCTTTCAGTCTATTAAGTACCCAATTCATTTTATTTCCTTTCTAGTTTTTTTGCATCATTTCTAATGCGGCTTCTTTTGTTTGGTTGTTCCGTCTGGTCCAACCCCTTCCAAACGCCTCAAAAGTTTGCAACTTTTCATAAAAATTTTGTCTATTTGAGTGCATTTTATTAATAAGTATTTCGGGTTTAAAATTTGCAACAGCCTGTAAGGTCATGGGTCCAATACCGCCATCGGCCTTAACAGCAACAATTTTTTGCAGTGCTTTTGCAGCTCTACTCATGCCACTATTAACGCCCCAATCAAAAACAGACCAATCTACTCCACTGGGTAAATCGTCACAACGACCTCTATCCCAATAGTTTTTTTTATATATTGGGGCAACATCTTTTCTGGTAAGATTCTCCATGTCCTGTTTAGAAACGCTATGACCAACCCAATCTTCATAAACTTTTTTTGTAATTCCTAAATTTGTTATACCGCCAGGGTCTTTAGGATGGTTCACGAAGCCGCCTTCATGCTCTAGCAACATTTCTAAACAGTGGTCATAATTGTAATTCATTTCTTACCCCCAAAAAATTTAGTTGCAGACCTGACCCCGAAGCTGGCAGAAACAATAACTCCAAGTGTGTATTGATACCATGTCGGCATAACTTCTAAAGCCGCAAATCCTTGGGCCACTATGGTTCGCCCCATGTCCCCAGCAAAAGCAAGGATGAGAGGAATACTAAATAAAATTGTTAGCCATTCGTCCTTCCATGAGTCTTGACTACCTTTAGCCATTATCTTTTCCCACTCAGCTGTGCTTGTAGCGGCACTTACCATGACCTTGGCTTCTGCTTCTGCTTTAGCTTTTGCAATAGCGGTCTTTCCTCGCTGGCTCTCAGTCTTATTTTCCATCCACGATGAGGCTAGGTTGCCAACTGGTCCAACTATACTGCTTAAAAGTCCAAACATAATTACGCTTTCATTTGTGTTTCTGTTTTAACAGAACTGTTTGACGCAGAACTGTTGCTCTTGCTTTCGCCACCCATCCAAACGGCGAAGGCTCCTGTAAGCGCCCCCAGGCAAACTGATACTAAACCAGACTGTTGGATTGATGGGTCAGGTAAATTCATAAACCATTCCACAACTCTAAATGACATAACTGTGAGAGCCGTCATCATAAGCCTGGGGAGTATCTTCCATTTATCCAGCGCTTCTGGGGTCATTTTTTCTTAGCTGGTCTACCGCGTTTCTTAGGGGCAGGGGCCGCAGCTTCCTTTTTTGGTTTCGGTGCAGCGGTAAGGTTGTTGAGCTTCCGCAAGTGAGGGTTGAGGTCTACTATAGTTGCCATTGTATTCTCCTATTTGATTAATGGATTGGTTAGTGCTTTCATAATTTTGTCGTCTAAGTCTTTTTCTAAGTCATCAATTTTAGTATCTAGCCGGTCAATTTTTGCGTCCATTCGGATTTCAAATGCACTGATAATATCGCGTATGGTTTTGACGTTGTTTCTACTGGTCGTGTTTGAGTCTGAAATGGTTTCTCGATTGCGCCCTTCTTGCTGCTCAAGAGACAATGTAACTTTATCAACTTCTCTGTTTAAACTAAGCAAAGACTTTTCTAACTTGTCACTCTGAGCTTCTATGGACTTGTCCACTCTAGCGTTGAGGGCAAGCAAATCTTCCTTCTGAGTTATCTTAGAGTCGTGGACTTGGGTCTGTAGCTCACCAGCTGTAGCTTTGATTGAGTTTACTTGCTCTCTCACTAGCTCGTTCATTAAGTCGTCAGCATCTTTTAATGCGTCAAACTCCGTTTCAACAAGTTTAAGCTCAGACTCAACGTAACTAATATGCTTATCAATGTGAGATAAATCAGGACTAACGTAATTTGCTGTAGCTTCCCTTAAATCTAAAAACTCTTGGTATAACGTAAAACCGCCCCATGCGCCCGAACCAAGTGCCGCTAATATCGGTAATGCAAAAAAAATTTTGCCCCCAGTTATTTTTGCTCCACCTATTTCCACTTGTGCCATGGCTATCTCCCGTACTGACTGTCAATCATGGCGCCCATCTGAGCGTTGTTAAAACCGATGAACTGTAAATTTGCCAAAAAATTATCGACGTTATCTTCACTTGTGAGA